CGCCTATCGCTACCTGATGGACGAGCAGCGCGCGTCATATTTTGACGGCCTGACGACTGTCGCGATGGACGAAATCAACCGCAGCGAGGAAGCCGCACGGCATCCATCGGGCGGGCTTGAGATGAAAGCTACATTCTACGGAGAGTATACGCGATGAGCGCTTCGAACTATTTGGAGAACAAACTCCTCGATCACACGCTTGGCGGGACCGCGTTCACGCAGCCGTCTGGCCTCTATCTCGCTCTCTCAACGGGGTCTTTCGCTGACGACAACAGCGGCACTGAACTCAGCGGGTCTAACTACAGCCGCAAGTCAATGACGTTTGCCGCCGCCAGCAGCGGCTCCGCTGCAACGAACGCTGCGGTGGAGTTTGACGCCGCGACAGGCTCGTGGGGCACAGTCAGTCACTGGGGTATCTACGATGCGTCCACGAGCGGCAACTTGCTGTTTCATGGATCGTTTACGGCGTCGAAGACTATTGCGACCAACGATATCTTGAAGGTCGCGTCTGGCTCGATCACGATTAGCCTCGACTAATAAATGCCCGCCGATATTGTTGGTCCGAGCCTCGACGACCTAGACGCTTGGGGCACGCTCGACAGCCTCGCTTACAGTCTCGACAACGCAATATGGACGACAAGCGCGCTGCGCTACGCAGAGGCGAGCGACAGCAGCGCGTTCACGCCGAGCGGTTCGGCCTTTGGTGTTTTCGACGTCGCGGGGACCGCCGCACTTTCGACGACGACGACGGGTTCTGCGAATAGGGTCGCGCTGGCATCTGGCAGCATCTCGCCAGCGTTTACAACGAGCGGCGCGGTACTGCGCATTCAACTGCCGAGCGGTTCGGCAAGCGCGACGTTCACAGTCACCGGCCAGGCGTTCTCGCTTGTTACGATGTCTGGAGACGCCGTGTCTGTTCTCGCGACGACAACTGGCGATGCATTTGCAGTCATGGATGCGGCTGGCTCGGCAAGCCTTACATTCACGACGACGACAACAAGCTATGCGCTTGGCGAAAGTTGGGCCGTGACTGCGGCGGGTAGCGACACCTGGACCGAGCAGACAGCGGGCGCTCAGACTTGGGCTTTGCAATGAATAAGTTTGGCGAGTGGCTGCCAGACCAGCCAAGCTACAGCAACCCCGGCGTCACGCTTGCGACCAACGTGGTGCCCGTGGCTGCGGGCTATAAGTCCTTCAGAGCCATGTCGGATTACAGCGGCGCGGCTGACGCATACCTGCGCGGCATCTATGCCGCGAAGGGATCGGACGCGACGAACAACTTGTTCGCGGGCGATGCTACAAAAATTTACAAGTTTGACAGCGCGGATAGCAGCCTCGCAAATGTGAGCAAGGCAGGAAACTACACGCTAGGCTCCACTGACCGCTGGCGGTTTGTGCAGTTCGGGGATCGCGTGATTGCGGCGCACGGCACCAGCGACATCCTGCAAAGCTACGAGATCGGCACCTCGTCTCTGTTCGCCGACCTCACGGGTTCTCCCGCGGCACGCTATCTCGCGGTCGTGCGTGATTTCGTAGTCACCGGCTACGTCACCTATGGCGCGACGACTTACCCGCGCCGTATCCGCTGGAGCGGCATCGACGACGCGACTGCGTGGACGGTCGGAACAAGCCAGGCCGATGTGCAGGACATCAGTGACCTCGGCAACGTGACGGGCGTGGTTGGCGGTGAGTATGGCACGGTGCTGTGCGAACGCGGCATCGTGCGCATGAGTTATGTCGGCTCGCCGCTGATCTTCCAGTTCGACAAAGTCGAAACATCGCGCGGCTGTCCGTATCCGGGCAGCGTGTGCGCGGTCGGCCCGTTTGTGTTCTACCTGGCTCAAGATGGATTCTACTTGTTCGACGGCAACTCGTCGAAGGCGATCGGCAGCGAAAAGGTTGATCGCAGTTTTTTTGCAGAGTTTAACAAGGCGGATGCAGACAGGCTGACATCTGCAGTCGACCCTCGAAATAAGCTGGTCATGTGGTCCTACCCAACCGGCGGATCTTCAACGCCAAGCAAGCTGATCGTTTACAACTACGCTATCGACCGGTGGTCAACGGTCGAGCAGACAAACGACATGATCGGGTCGTTTTTTTCGCCAAGCTACACGTTGGAGGCCATCGACAACGTCAATGCCTCACTTGACGCTCTCGGCCCCAGTCTTGACGACCCGGTATGGGTTGGCGGCGAGTATTTTTTTGGCGGCGGCAATAACAACAAAATCACGACATTTGCGGGCAGCAATCTGACAGCGACAATCGAGACTGGCGAGTTTGAGTTCACGCCTGGCCGCGCCTCGTTGCTGACGCAGGTGCAGCCCTACCTCGATCGCCAAGCAGCGGCGACTGCTCCGACTGTGACCGCGCAGGTCGCGAGCCGTGCGCGGCCATTTGACGCGCAGACTTATGGCTCGGCGGTGTCGGTCAACAGCGACAACTTCATTCCGTTGCGATCGAGCGGTCGGCTCCATCAGGTCAAGTTTAGCGCGAGCGACTTCGGCACCTTTCAGGGCTACGACGCGGTGGTGCAGCAGCGCGGCTTGCGATGACGGACTTCAACTTTCGCAGACTGCAACCCGCGCCTAGCCCGCGCGAGGTTGCCGAAGTGGTGAACGGGCTACTTGACGGGCGGGCCAATAACACCGGCACGGTCACGCTGACCGCAAATCAGGCGACGACCAGCGTGACTGATTACCGTGCGGGGCCGGAAAGCGTGATCCTGCTGACGCCGCTCACCTCCAACGCCGCGGCAGAGGTTGGCGCCGGCGGCATGTACATTTCCGCGCGGACTAAGCAATCGTTCACGCTGACGCACGCGAACAACGCGCAGACGGATCGCGACTTTGGATACATCGTGGTCGGATGAGTTCGAGCGCCTGACGCCGCACATCGAGGCGGCGCTGGCGCACGCGGGCAACACGCACACGCCAGCGGACGTGTGGGCCGCGATCGAGCGGAGAGACGCGCAGTTCTGGCCGCTTCACGATTCGGTCATCGTGACAGAGATCGTCAGCTATCCGGCTGGCCGCAGCGTGCGGTTCTGGCTGGCTGGCGGCAACCTCGATGAACTTCTTGAGGCCGAGCCGCTTGTGACGCGGTGGGCGAAAGAGAATTACGGATGCACGCGCGCCGAGGTCATCGGGCGCAAAGGCTGGGTGAGAAAATTGACTGACTATCGACCGGCAGCCGTGCTGCTGACGAAGGAGATTGCAAGATGAGTAAGGGCGGCACCAAGACAGTGCAGACGCAATCGTCTGTGCCTGAGTTTATCCAGCCGTTTTACACGCGCGGCTTGGAGGAGGCCGAGCGCCTGTACGATGCGCAGGGGCCGGATTACTACCCGGGGTCGACAGTCGTGGGCATGGCACCTGAGACGCAGCGGGCGTTGAGCATGGCGCGCGACCGCGCGCTTGCCGGATCGCCGCTTACACAATCTGCCCAGGGCTACACGCAGAACGTCCTCGGCGGGCAGTTCCTCGGGCAAAACCCGTTTCTTCAGCAGGCGCTCAACCCCGCGTTCCGCGCGGTGACCGACCAAGTCAACTCGCAGTTTGCGCGCAGCGGACGGCTGGGGAGCGGCGCATACACTGACGTGCTGTCGCGCAACCTCGCCGATACTGCCGGGCAGCTTGCCTATCAGAACTACCAGCAAGAGCGGGCGCGACAGGATGCGGCGTCTCGGATTGCTCCGCAGATGGCCGATCTCGATTTCGCCGACCTGGCGAGGTTGCAGGCGGTTGGCGCTGCGCGCGAAGCGCAGGCGGGCGCAGAGCTGCAGGACCAGGTCAACCGCTATCAATTTGAGCAGATGAGGCCGCAACAGAAGCTCGCGGACTATCTGACCGCGGTGCGTGGCGGCACCTTCGGCTCGACGGCCACGCAGCCTGTTTTCCGCAACACCGGCGCAGGCTTGCTGGGTGGCGCGCTTGGCGGCGCGCAGCTTGGTAGCCTGGTGCCAGGCATCGGGCCGCTGTTGGGCGCAATCGGCGGCGGCCTGCTGGGAGGTTTCGCATGAGTTTCCCCCGCGGCGTGCCGGTCTCGGCAATCAGCAACACGATCCAAAGCGCGGCTATG